CGAGAACAACGCGCTCTGGCGCATCGCGCAGCGGGAGTTCCCAGACAAGCCGGCGGTGTGGTTCCTCCCGCGCGTCCAGCGTTCGGACGACTTCAACCCGATGAACCCCGAGACGATCATCACCAACATCGTCCAGCGCTCGTGGGGCACCAACATCCAGAAGTCGGTCCCGTTAGACGCCGACGCGCTCTACGCCGCAGCGAAAGAAGTCGCGCAGCACATGGCGCTCCCGATCGATCCCTATCGGCTCAAGGCGGCGGTGCGCGTGCGCATGTTCCAGGACCAGCAGCAGACGGGCGTCACGATGCCGGCGGACCTCCGCGCCGACTACACGGTGGACTGCGCGATCGCGCAGGGGCGGGTCGTGCAGGGCGAGATGGTCGAGGTCGAGGACACGCATGGCGCCAAGTCCAAGATCCTCAAGATCGACAAGCTGAGACAGGACGCGCTCGAGCTCGCGCAGCAGGACGATCTCCGCACGTCGCTCGAGGCGCAGCACTCGGTGTTCCCGGCGGCGGAGCGGCAGATCGCGGGCATCAAGGACGACCACAATCAGAACGGCGTGGTGGGCGCCTAACGATGGCGACCGGGCGGCGCGAGCACTACATCGAGTGGTCAGAAGACACGGAGGTGTCGTGGATCGAGATGCTCGTCGAGTTCGAGGAGAAAGTGTGGCCCGTGTTCGAGCGCGCCGGCTACACGAAGGACACGGCGCTCATCCTATGGTCGATCGTGCAACTCAAGCAAGCCGTGAACGACATCGCGGACGCTGTGATTCCGGACGACGAAGAGCAGGATCAGCTATGAGATCGCCCGCAGCGTTGCGCCCATGAGGGTCTACATCGCAGGCCCCATGACAGGCTACCGCGATTACAACTTCGCGGCGTTCGAGGCCGCTCAGGCCGAGTGGATCCAGCGCGGGCATGTCGCTGTCACGCCGTTCGACGCAGGCGACGTCGTCTGGATGCGCCACTTCGGAAGGCGTTTCAACGGCGCCACCGACAGGTGCGATTACGGCGACCCACTCCTGCGCGAAATCTTCGTCGAGGACATCCGTCACCTCTTGTCCGCAGAAGCGATCCTGCTGCTGCACGGATGGGAGCGGTCAACGGGCGCGTGCATCGAGCGGCGGATCGCCGAGGCGTTCGGCCTCGACGTGTTCTACGAGTGCGAGCCGATTCCTGCCGACGAGGCCGAGCAACTGCGCGCCATCGAAGAAGCGATGGGACAAGCGACTGTCGGCGTCCTCGACGAGGACGAGGAATGCTGACGTGACGCGCCGCACGAAGGCCGGGCGCACCGCGGCCGACCTCATGGACGCGATCGATGACGCGCTCATCGAGTTCGCCCGGCGTGCCGCCGCGCTCGGCCGGATCGGCACGCCGATCGACTGGACGCTCGCCGCGAGCAAGCTCGCCGACGAGCTCACGCAAGCGTTAGGCGGCGTCCGCGACATCCTCGGACGCGCCGGGCCCGCAGCAGAGCTTTACGCCGCACTCGGCGGCTTCGACTTGGCGAGCCGCGTGCGCATGTACGTGCGGCAGGCCGTCCGCACACTCCGGCAGCTCGACCACCAGTCGGCGTCGCTCAGCGACATCGTCCGCACCGTCGGCCATGAGCTCCGCTATCCGATGCTCCGGATCGCGGTCAGTGAGGCGAACAACGCGACGCGCGAGAACGCGATCTCGCGGGCGCTCCGCTCGCGCGACCAGCGGGCGATGCAGTGGTCGACCACGAGTGCCAACCCGTGCGCGATCTGCGTCTCCTACGCCGAGAGCGACATGTACGGGTTGGGCCACGGCGTGTGGCCGATCATCGCGCTGCCGGATCCGCCGCACCCCTTCTGCGCGTGCCGGCTCTCGCCGGTGGCCATGAGCGAGGACTTCGAGCAGGTGAGCGCCAAGGTCGCGGTGCCGGCCGGTCTTTCGAGTTCGGAAGCCGCCGCGGTCAGGCAACGCGTCCGCTCCGCGCTCGCGGCCAGCAAGCCGACGCAGCGCGTGCTACGCAGTCTCGTCCAGGCGGCCGACGCGGCGCGCGCAGCCTAACGCAGGTTCACAACGGGAGGTGTCTCGATGGCTAAGCGGACTGTGATCAAACGCCCAACGACGTACACGAACGCGAGCAATCCGGCGACGCGCCTGCCGGTCTCGCCGGCGCGGAAGATCGCGCCGCCGCCAGGCAAGCGTATGCCGACGGGGCCGATCAAGCGGCGGCCCGCATGAGGCCATTCCGCATCGGATTCGCGCGGCCATCGAAGCACCGCTCGGCAAGCCGAAAGCCTAAGAAGCAGGCGGATCTCCGGCACGCGCAGGGCTCGCAGGCTACGATGCGCGTGCGTCGGCCTGTCGTGACGCGCGCTCCGAACAGCGCGCACTTCGTGCTGCCCGACGGAACGAAGGTCGCCGACATCGATGTCATGCGTGGCACCGCGCACCTGCCCGGCGCCAACGCCGTGAAGTCGGAGCGCGAGCAGATCGCAGCGCGGAAGGCTCGCAACCAACGGAAGCGCGCGAGGCAGCACGACCGCGCGCACCGGCGCCGGCGGGACGCAGCGTAAGGCCCGCGGCGCGCACGTTTCTCACTCGAGGAGGCATCGCCATGGCTGCACACCCGAGGAAGTTCACGCCCATCCGGAAGTCCGGCAAAGGCTACAAAGTCATCGCGCGCTCGACCGGCAAACCGCTGAGCAGGAAGCCGCTGCCCAAGGCGCGCGCACAGGCACAACTCCGCGCGATCGAGTTCCGAAAGCACAATCCCGGGAAGAAGTAGCCCGCCGGGGAGGGCTTGCACGCGCGCCGGATGCCGTTGTATCCTGCACCCTGTCAAGGCCCAACGCGTGACGCGGTCACACGCCCGCGCGTCTGGCTCACAATAACGGCATTGGCTGGCCTGTCACCGGCCCGGGTTTGCACTCGACGTGCGAACCGGGCCGGTTTGTCATCCTGGACCAGTGCCACCCCGCTCCGCTCGCGGCTCTCGAGCGTGCGCCCACCGTCCGGGCTAACGGACGCGGTAGGAGACTCAACGCACATGCCGCTCTTCAAGGCGAAAGCCCTCGTCAACGGGGCTGAGACCGAGGTCGAACTCGACGACGAGAAGTTCCTCACGACCGACGCGCACAACCAGCGGCTCACGCACACGGTGCAGGAGCGGCTGGCGCGCAAAGAAGCGGAGGTCGTGGCCCGACTCGAGAAAGACGACGAGTTCTGGAAGAAGCTCGCGACGACGCGGGGCTTCGACCCGGAGAAGAAGGCTGAGTTAGACAGCGCCGCAGCGGAGCGACTCAAGCGCGAGATCCTCGCGACCGAAGTCGAACCGCTCAAGGAGAAGCTGACGGAGCGCGAGAGGTTCGCGGACGAGTTGCTGGGCAAGACGAAGCGCGCGGAGCTGCAGGCGGCGTTCGCCCGCGTGGCGAAGCCCGGGTTAGTCGAGCTCTTGGTCGAGCGGTATCAGCGCGACCTGCACTACGACGCGAAGAGCGGGACGTTCGGGCTCAAGAACGCGCAGGGCGAGTGGGTCTGGAGCACGAACACGAACGACGGGAAGACGCCGTACCGCGGGATCACCGAGCTCGTGGAGCAATGGGCGAAGGACCCCGCGAACAAAGAGTTCCTCGCGACGCCACCGAAGCAAGGCGGCGCGGGCGTTGGCTCGGATCACACCGGCACGGGTGGCGAGGACCTCTCAAGCCTGCCGCCGGCCGCACGGATCGCACGGGCACGGCAGCTCGGATACAAGACGTAATCACGCTGCCAGGGCGATGACGCCCTCGGCGGCCTCCACCACACGCGGAGACAGCGACCGATGGGACTCACCCTGCTCGAATCCTCGAAACTCAACAGCGGCCAGGTCATCCGCAACGCGGTCATCGAGATGTTTGCCCGCACGTCGGGCGTCCTCCGCGTCCTGCCGTTCAACGACATCCAGGGCAACGCGCTCCGGTACAATCGCGAAGAGGCGCTCCCCGGCATCGCGTTCCGCGGTGTGAACGAGTCGTACACCGAGTCGACGGGCGTGATCAATCCGCTCATCGAAGTGCTCGCGATCGCCGGCGGTGACTTGGACGTCGACCGCTTCATCGTGCAGACGCAGGGCATGGATCAGCGCGCGACGCACGAGCAGATGAAGGTGAAGGCGCTGGCGCAGGAGTGGAGCCGCGTCTTCATCAAGGGCGACTCGGAAGCGGATCCGCGCCAGTTCGACGGGCTGCAGAAGCGCTTGACCGGCAGCCAGCTCATCGCCAACGGCAACACGTCGGGCGGCGATGCGCTCTCGCTCATCAACCTCGATGCGCTCATCGACTCGGTGGCCGACGTCACGCACCTGCTGATGGCCAAGCAGATGCGCCGCCGCCTGACCGCAGCCGCCCGCAACACCGCCGTCGGCGGCTACATCACCTACGGCCAGGACGAGTTCGGCCGGCGTGTCACGATGTACAACGACATCCCGATCATCGTGCCCTACGAGGACAACGGCGGCACGGAGTTCCTCGACTTCACCGAAGCGGGCCCCGGCGGCGGAACGACCTCGACGTCGATCTACGCCCTGGGACTCGGCGACGGGCTCCTCACCGGGATCCAGAACGGCGGCATGGACGTGCGCGATCTGGGCGAGCTCCAGGACAAGCCCAAATACCGCACCCGCGTCGAGTGGTACGCGGGCATCGCGCTCGAGCACGGGCGTGCGGCGAGCCGGCTCTGGGGCATCAAGGACGCGGCAGTCGTCGCGTAAGGCGTTCGGCCGGAGGGACTCGCGCCGCGACGTGAGTCCCTCCGGGGCAGCACACAACACGAAACTCCGCCGACGCTCCGTTAGGAGCGCCATGGGCCACCCGCGAGTGAGGAAATAGCGCGCATGTCCACCCAGAACAAGCACTACATTTTCGACGCGAGCCTCCAGCTCAAGGACTCGAACGCCATCACCGCGTCGGCGAACGGCCAGGTCGGCGGCTCGGATGAGATCCTCGACATCGGCACCGGCCGCGTCGACGCGGTCGCGATCGTCGACATCTCGGCGATCGACACGACCTCGGGCGACGAGAGCTACGGCGTCGAGATCCAGGGCTCGTCCTCGGCCACCTTCGCGAGCGACGTGGTCGTGTACGCCGAGAAGGTGTTCGGCGACAGCACGGTCTCGCACGACTCCGTGGACTCGGTCCCGGGCCGCTACGAGATCCCGTTCACGAACAACCAGGAGGGCGTGCTCCGGCGCTACCTCCGGACGTACACGCGGATCGCGGGCACCACGCCCTCGATCACGCACACGGTGCACGTCGCGCCGTCGCCTGGCGCGTAAGGCAGCACGGCGCCGCGCTGCCGGCCGTCCTCCGCTGTTCCAAGGAGCCCACGGCCGACGGCGATGGCGTTGATCAGTGAGGCAGGCACGGCGTCCACAGTCGGTAACCTCTGGCGGAGGGCTCTATGGCGTTCACGCACACGACCGGCATCACGTACAAGTCGGACGCTGGCACGATCACCTCGACGACCGAGGTGTTCACCGGCGACGGCGAAGCCGATTACGACGGCATCATTCCCGCCGGCGCGGTCAACCTCGAGATCGACATCCCGGTGACCGTCGCGAACATCCGCTCCATGGTGCTCTTCGCGGCGACGCTGATGACGGTCAAGACGAACAGTTCGTCGGCGCCGGACGACACGCTCAACATCAACGCCGGCACGCAGATCGTGTGGAACACCAACCACTCGGAGCCGTGCCCGCTCACGGTCAACGTCACGAAGTTCTTCGTGTCGAACCCCGGCTCGGTCGCCGGCGCGTTCAAGTTCCGCGCGCTCGTCGATCTCACGCCGGTGGGCGGTGATCCCGCGTAATGGCTGAGCAGCTTCCAGCCAAGCGGGTGCTCAGCGTTCAGGGGCAGCGGGTGGTGACGAACCACCCGCTGCGCTGGACGGTGCGGAACGTCGAGACCGGCGAGGAGCGTGAGGCGTGGCCGGTCGACGCCCGCGAGATGGTCGCGTCCGGCGAGTGGGCGCACGTCGTGCCGAGCGACGCTGCGCCCGAGGAGACCGAGGAAGAAGCACCCGACGTCGGGCCGCGTGCCGACGCGGAGGTCCGGAAGGCCAAGGCCGCGGAGAAGGAAGCGTTGAACCCCGAACCGAGGTCCAGGCGCCAGCGCGGCGGCGCCTAACGCGCGCTGGCCGTGAACCCCTTCTTCGACGTCACCGATCCGGACGACCTGACGCTGCTCCCCACGCGCCTCAGGGACAATGCGGATCTGCCGAGCGCCGCCGCGACCGCCGAAGACGACGTCATCGCGGCCTTCACGTTCACCACGCGCGACCTCCCGGCCTACGCCGCGTATTACCGCCAGGGCGACGACGCGCAGACCTTCCCGTACGTGATGAGCGTGCCGTCGACGCTGCCGCCGTCGATGTCGCCGCTCTCCGTCAACGGTGCCACGCGCATCGATGACTTCACCTTCGTCGGCCTCTTTGGCTTCGACCCGAATCCGTCGCTCTGTGATGCGGCGCTCGCCGACGGAATTCGGCGCGCGATTGCCAAGGTGCTCCGCTGGCGCCTCGCGCAGTGGGCAACCGGCGCCAACGTGCAGCGCGAGTGGATCACGGGCTCGGGCGGCAAGGGCACCGACTACGTCGCCAACGCACAGGCGACGTTCCCGGACGGCTGGGACTCCGAGCTGTCCCGCTGGGATGTGCGCCTTCACTACAACGGCGCGTGAGCCATGAGCCGCTCGGGTCGTGCGGTGGGCACCGCGGTGAATATCGGGCAACTGCTCGACGCGCTCGATCGCGCGTCCGCGCGCGCGCAGGACGTACGCCCCTTCTTTCAGGAAGTCGTGGAGCCGGACACGACGGCGCTCCTCCTCGAGCAGTTCACGTCGGAGGGCGCACGGTTAGGCAGCCGGTGGGCACCGCTCGCCGCCTCGACGCTCGCCCAGAAAGCGCGGCACGGGGCGGACAGCCACATCCTGCAGGACACGCGCGAAATGATGAACGCGTTCACGAACCCGCGGCATCCGGACGCGATCGCGATCGTGCAGCGGCTCCGCTACATCCGCTCGGTCCAAGGCCGCGCCAAGTCGATCGCGGAGTTTCACCGGACGGGCACGAGCCGGATGCCGGCGCGGCCCGTGTTAGGCGACGGGATTCCGAGGCCCACGGTCATGATGTGGAGCTCGGAGCTGCTCGCGTGGGTCAAAGACGGGAGTTTCCCCGCATGATCCACATGGCGTGCGTCCGCTATTGGGCCGACTTCCTGTCCGCCGATGTCGGCGGCGGCGTGCTGCGCATCAATCAGCAGCTCGCGCTGGTGCCGCGCTTCAACGCCGACGCCGCGGCGCCCGACATTCAACTCGTCGCGCATCCGTACACGCCCGGCGACGTGCCGAGCCAGCGCGTGGCCGAGAACGAGCCGCCGGCCAAGTTCCCTGCGCTCTATG